TAGGAGAACGTACTACTACAGTATTGTGTTGGAAATGTACCATGTCATTATGTACTGCCCCTGAGGTAGGAGCTGGTTATAAGTCATCCGGCAAACCTCGAGGTTGGCAATTCATGAAAGAGTTTGTTGATGAACAAGGTAATGTTTATCATAAGGGCATTGAACAACCTCAACTTAAAGGTACATTGCCACCGACGGCAATCGAAGCCTCTGATAAAAAGAAATTATCTAAAAAAGAAAAAGAAGAGTTGAAAGAACAAATACTACTTCAAATAGCTATGGTACGTGGCCAGGTTAAAAAAGCCACTCTCAAAAAAGATATTTCTAAAGGCAAGAGTGATCTTAAAAAATTAGAACGACAACTAAAAAAAGTACAGTAAGTTCTAGGTTTCTAAAACAAAAATCATTATAATAAGTTATGAGTATTTACGACGATAAACCAAAGCGTGTCGATATGAATCAACAAGATAAGTATATCGAAGTTGAGACTGAGAACGTATATGAAACAATAACACAACAAATTCAGACACAAGTAGACCTACGAGACTCTGTTGTATTTTTAACAGATGAAATTACGGAAGGTACGCTTGTTGATCTAATGATACGTATACGTGCAATTCTTAACAACCGTACAGAGGAAGATAAAGATAAACCGATTAACTTAGTTATCAATTCATCAGGCGGCGATGTTTATGAAATGCTAGGTATTATTGACTATATCGAAACACTAAGTGTTCCTGTTAATACAATTTGCCGCGGTAGAGCATTTTCAGCCGCAGCTGTTATTTTAGCTTGTGGTACTGGTACGCGCATGGTTAGTAAACGTTCATGTGTAATGTTTCATGAGTCTAGTAGTTATCTAGACGGCATGAAGATGAGTGATATGTCTGCATACATCAACAACCTTAATAAGATTGAAGACGATGTTTGTGAACTATTAGCTAAACGATCTAATAAAGATGCGGCTTGGTGGAAACAGCAACAACGTATTGATATGTTTCTATCAGCTGAGCAACTTCTAGAGTATGGAATAATTGACGAAATAATATAAAGAACAATGTTAACAGCAGAACAAATTCACAACAATTGGATCGCATTTCGCGACAAAATCAATCTGTTTCCAGGACGCGAAGCAGAACTAAATCAACTGTATGATACGTTAGAAGAACGTATAATGATGATGCCAGCATCTGGTACAGAGTATTATCACAATGCTTTTGCGGGTGGTTATGTAGATCATGTGTTACGAGTAATGGATTGTGCAGAAACACTATATGAAGTATGGAAAGCAAAAGGCGCGGATGTATCCGGATTTACTCTAGAAGAACTACTATTTGCAGCAATGCATCATGATTTAGGTAAAGCAGGTTTTCCTGGCCCAGGTCAAGAAGTATATCTTCCGAATGATTCTGAATGGCATCGTAAGAATCAAGGAAAGATTTATAAACATAATCCGAACATACCATTTACCTTAGTTCCGGACTTAAGTATTTGGACATTGCAACACTTTGGAGTAACAATGTCATGGAATGAGTTTCAAGGAATACGTATACATGACGGTATGTATGATGATGCTAATAAATCGTACTTCATATCACGTAGTGCCGATGCTAAACTAAAAACAAATCTACCAATCATACTACATCATGCTGACCATATGGCATCGATTATTGAATATGATGCATGGAGAAATAACAAACCGATATCATCAGCAGCTACTGAATCTAAGAAAGGTGGTCGTATAACAAATAGCGATACTGCTTTTGATTTGTCAAAATTATTTGGATAATTGTATGGAATTACTTATATTTGGAACATTAATTGTTGCATTACTAGTGTGTGGTTATATTATACGTAACCTCATGAGGAAAGTAGAAGTGTTAGAAGATAATGTTGATGAACTATCAAAAGAAGTTCAGAACTATGATGCGTTTTTTGATGATGTTAAACAGCATGCTGATGCTTCTATTGCTAGAATGAAACAGATAGACCGTTTAGGTTCTTTTGAAGCGGATGACGAAACAGGTCATGTGTTTAAAGAACTTTACGAAATCGTTGAATTGTTGAGCAAGAGGTTTAATTAATGGTATCTCCAGTAGATCAATTTTATGCAGATTTAGCAGTAGAAGAAGCACAAAAAGCATTAGAAACAAAAGGTAAGCGCGGACGTAAAGCTACTAACATGTACTTTACATCTACTACCGAAAAGGCAATTATCGCCTATAATTTAGAAACTGATTATTATAAGCGTAATCGAGTGTATAGAGAACATATCGATTACGCTTTTAATAAGCTAGTCGAAAATATCTATCATACATTTAAGTTTCCGTACATTGACGTACCATATGAAGACATTAAATGTGAAGTGGTAGCTTTTCTCAATGAAAAAATACATAAGTATACACAAGGCAAAGGTAAAGCCTATAGTTACTTTAGTCGCGTAGTAAAAAACTATTTGATCATACTTAACAACTCTAATTATGCTAAGTTAAAGCGTCGCGTCGAAACAACGGTTATCGACGACGATCGTGACTTAACATTAGAAATGTCTATTTCATCTTATCAAGAGTCTCTTAAAGATTTCGTTAATCAATGGGTTGATTGGTATGAAACAAATATGGAAAGTATATTCACAAACAAACGTGATATATTGATAGCCGATACTATTCTAGAAATATTTCGTATACGTGAAAATATTGAAAACTTTAACAAGAAGTCGATCTATATCTTGATACGCGAACGTACCGGATTAAAGACACAAAATATAACACGTGTACTAAATATTATGCGTAAAGACTTTGATAAGATGTATTCTTCATATCAAAAGTCCGGCCATTTATTGCAATAACACATAGCCCTTATATTTATTTTAAAGGGCTATTTATGTCTACGGAATTCGAATTATTTAAAGGTACTACCTTCTCAGATCTGATGAAGGATATTTACCACAATTCAAAAATGAAGTCGCGTCAAATAGATGGGCTAATAAAAGAGTTACAACCGTTAGTTAAGAATGTAGGCGACGCGGCAGTTATTGTACCTATGATTAAAGACTATCTAGAAGTATCTGTAAAGAACGATGATGCTCTAGTTAAACTAGCAGCAGTTGTACAACGTTTGTTATCTGCATCTGCTAAAGAATCAGAAGGTGGCGGAGAATTCATATTGTCTGATGAAGAACGTTCTCGCTTGTTACAAGAAGCTGAAGACGAAATCAAAGCTATTCAGAAAAGTCAAGGTAATGTGTAATGAATAATACGTTCTCTGCAGAGGTAATCGATACTAATATTAGTTATAAAAGTTCGACGGATGAGAACAATGTTACGTATCCACACGGTGCTATAAAGTTTAGATCTAGGCCTGGCGGTACTAGTGCTATACCTTATGAAGGAGTAGCTGTACCTCTATCTACTAATGATTTTGAAATGCCATTAGTAGGCGAACATGTTATGATTACAACAGCTACATCAAATGATTCTAGCGTATTTAAAAAACGCAGTACGTTTTACTATACCAACGTTGTAAATATTCAAGATAGTGTAAATAGTAATATACTACCTTCAGTTAACGCGTTTAGGGCCAATGGCAATCTTTCTAGTAACTATAGATCTAAGTCTATGAGTAATGCTAGTAATGGTATTACCGAACAAACTGTAAAGACGTTATTAAAAACTCATACTATTGATAATAATATTACATTCTTACAACCGTATGAAGGCGATCGTATTTTACAATCACGTTACGGCGCTGGTATACGTTTTTCATCAACTATTTTAGGTAATACTAGTATTTATGAAAATGTTCCGTCGTGGCAAGGTACGAAAGCTAATGATCCGGTATTAATTCTGTCTGCAGGTATTACAAATAACAATCGTTATTATACAATAGAGAACATCGACACGGATAAAAGTTCGATATACTTATTATCAAATCAAAAACTATCATTAGCTAGTAAATCCGTATACAATACTATTACGCCGGTATCTGTATATACAGGTGCACAAGTTATAATAGCATCTGATCGTTTGGTATTTGCTAGTAAAAGAGATTCTATCATTTTAAGTTCTGAACGTACGGTCGGTATTAGTACAGCTAACTGGAAAGCCGATATGGATAAACTCTTTACGTTATTAGAACGTACTTTACAAGCGTTAGCAGATTTAACTTCAGGAAAAGCTCAGTTTCAAACACCGATGGGCGGGCCGACACTAACAGCTACGAATGTTACCGAAGTTCAAAAACTATTGACAGAACTTAAAACAATGAAACAATAAGGAAATATATGCCACTAAGTACAGCACAAGTTGCATTAGAAGCACAATTATTAGCTGCGTTTAAAAAAGCACAGTTAGCAAAAAATCCACAATCGGCTACGGCACAATTGGCTAGTGATTTAGCACAGGCCATATATGTATTTACAGTACAAACTACCGTTAATCCAGGTCAAGCTGTTATTGTCGGAACACCTAGTGGTCCAGGAGCTGGTAGTACAACAAGCCCAGGAACCGTATCGTAAACATATTTATTTAAAAGGAATTCAATGGATTCTAAGGAATTTATAAAGGCATTACGTACTCTAATTAGAGAAGAAGTACGTGCTGCTGTACGCGATGAAATTAAAGCGTTGAACGAAACAAAAACTGTATCTAAGTCTAAGTTAACAGCTGAAGCTATTTGGGAAAGTATGGGTAGTACCGCTGGTAAGAGATCTACAGGTGCACATACTACTACTACACCTAAACCAAAAAAGTTTGTTAAAGATCCGTTATTAAATGACTTACTTAACGATACTGCTTCAAACCCAATACAGTTAACTGAAGATTATGATACTATTGGTACATTTTCAGCTGAGATGGCACAAGGATTTGGTATGATGCGTGCTAATGGCGTTGCTACTAACAATTCGCCAATCGTTGCTCCGATGAATGATTTAGACGGACGTCCTGTTAATATGGGTAATGAACAAGTAGCAACTGTTGTTAATGCAATGACAAAAGACTACTCAGCATTGATGAAAGCTATTGATGCAAAAAAAGGTAAAGTGTAACATATGGCTAGAACCATATATCAATATAAACCATATAACGATCGACCTGATAAAGCTATCGGTATATTGTTGCCGTTTAATAAATCAGCTAGCAGTCGTACTGATGTGCAGAATTATGCTTCTGGTTCGTCAAATGGTGGCAGTGTGTTTGCTCAGTCATATTCAACAGAACAACAGGCTGTTAGTAATTTGAAAAATCTTTTACTTACAAAAAAAGGCGAGCGTATTTTGCAACCGACGTTTGGAACTGATATACAAAACGTTTTGTTTGAACAAAATACAGAAGATACGGCTACGATATTACGAAATAGTTTAGAAACTGATATTGAATTTTGGTTACCTTATATAACAATTAAAGATATCACAATTTTACGTGATCCGGACCGTTATGCATTTTTGATACGAATAACGTTTTCAGTTACGAATGTAGGAGCTAACTTAGTAATTAATGTATTAGCTAATGAAAATGCATTGGTTATAACAGAACAGGATAATACTATGAGATTGACTCCAGTAGGATTTTTACCGTTAGGAGGAATTTAATGGAACTAGTTAAAAAGGATGTAAAATATCTTAACAAGGATTTTGCTCAGTTTAGACAAAACTTAATTACATTTGCTAAACAGTATTTTCCAAACACATACAACGACTTTAATGAATCGTCGCCAGGCATGATGTTCATTGAAATGGCTTCATATGTAGGTGATGTATTATCTTACTATGCTGATCAACAGTTTCGTGAATCTGTTTTATCTACAGCGCAAGAAGATGCTAACGTTTTAATGTTATCGCAATTGTACGGATATAAGCCAAAACTTAATGCTCCGGCAATTGTTAAACTAGATGTTTATCAATTAGTGCCGGCTATAGGTACCGGTACAAATGCTAAACCAGATTATCGTTATGCATTATCATTGCAAGGCAATATGCAAGTACAGTCTGATAACGGCACTAAATTT